GTTTTCTGGTGGCTACATCACTCTAGGCGATACATACAGTGATGCTGCTACCAAGTTTACAATTTTCCGCGATATTCCTATTGCCAGAACAACTGACTTCCCAACGTCAGGTCCGTTTAATGTTGCGTCGCTCAATACCCAATTAGACAAGATCTTTGCTATTGAGCAAGAGCTTGAAACTCAAATTACCAGATCTTTTAAATTGCCAGAATCTGATTCTGGAACAGCTGTTCTTCCAAATGTTGCTGCTAGGTCAAACAAGTATTTAGCTTTTGACTCTAATGGCAATCCCATTGCATCTGATGGAACTGTCAACGCAACTCCTATCAACTCTGCAATGCAGCCATTTGTTCAGTCATCAAGCGTAACAGATGCAAGAGCCTTATTGCTTGCAGGAAGCAATTTGACAATCCCAAGTGGCGGCTTTGATGTAGAGATCCAGTCTACACGGGATATAAATTTAACCCCCGGCACTAATGATAAGGTTTTTGTAAATACTGATGGTGCAAGGTCTTTTCAGGCTGGAAACATAGAGATTCAGGACAATTTGATTCAAGCTGCCAATGGTCAAGGTGAGCTAAGGCTGGAGCCAAATGGAGCTGGCCCACTTCTTATAAAC